ATCAAAAAAGAATGAAGTATATCTGCATATTAAAGCAGAACCTCACATTTATTATGAACTAGCAGATCAGTTTACATTTGAGGTTCCTAATGCAAAATTCAGTCCTCAGTACCGCAACAAGTACTGGGATGGAAAGATTCGTTTGTTCAATACACAAACTGGTGAGATTTATATTGGACTTCTAGACAGGATTATCAGATTCTGTGAGGATCATGAATATACATATGAGTTCACAAATAATAAGTTTTATGGTCTTCCTTTTGAGGTAAATGAAGGAATCTCAAAGGAAGGTGTGAAAGATTATATGAGTGCAATTAGTAGACACGCCCCACGCGACTACCAAGTTGAGGGAGTATACGACGCCTTGCGACATAATCGAAAGTTATTGATATCTCCAACTGCTTCTGGAAAGTCGTTGATGATATATTCTGTTGTGAGATATTATGTTGAGAAGCAGCAAAATATTTTGATAGTTGTCCCAACGACTTCCCTTGTAGAACAAATGTATAAAGATTTTGCAGATTATGGATGGGATGTTGGTTCATTTTGCCACAAGATCTACGCTGGAAAGGAAAGAGAAACAGATTCTCAAGTCATTATTACCACTTGGCAAAGCATTTACAAATTGCCTAAGCAGTATTTTTCCAGATTTAATGTAGTCGTAGGAGATGAGGCACACCAGTTTAAGTCCAAGTCATTAATATCTATAATGACGAAACTTTGTGATGCAAAATATCGCTTTGGATTTACCGGAACATTGGATGGTAGTCAAACTCATAAGTGGGTTCTGGAAGGTTTATTTGGACCTTCTTATAAAATTATTCGCACAGATGAACTGATGCAGAAAGGTCATGTTGCCAAACTGGACATCAATATTCTTCTATTGAAGCACCCACCGAATAAGTTTGAGACTTTTGAAGATGAAGTTCAATATATCATCAACCACGAAAAACGCAATAAGTTTATCAAGAATCTTGCCCTTGATCTTAAAGGTAATACTCTGGTCTTATTTTCAAGAGTTGAAGGTCACGGACAACCGCTATACGATCTCATAAATAATAATAAGCATAATGACCGTTATGTATTTTTCGTTCATGGTGGAGTGGATACTCAAGAACGAGAAAAGGTTCGTGAAGTAACCGAAAAAGAAAATAATGCAATCATCGTTGCTTCTTATGGTACTTTTTCTACTGGTATTAATATTAGAAATCTACATAATGTCGTCTTTGCTTCCCCTAGTAAATCAAGAATCAGAAATCTCCAATCCATCGGAAGAGTACTCAGAAAAGGTGAGAACAAAGTAAAGGCAACTCTATATGATATTGCCGATGATATTAGTTATAAATCAAGAAAGAATTATACCCTCAATCACTTAATAGAAAGAATTAAAATTTATAATGAAGAAAACTTTAATTACGATATTATAAACATACCTCTTAAAAACTAATGGGAGACGAATTTTACTCTATCATAAAACTTATATCAGGCGAAGAAATATTCTCTCTAGTATCTGTAGATGAGAACGATGGAGACCCTATTATAGTGCTACAAAATCCTATCACAATGAAGGTGATTCACGATGGTCCAACATCTTATGTGAAGATTAAACCCTGGATGGAAATAGCAAATGATGATATCTTTTTAATTAAACTTGATAAGGTTATAACAATGACTGAATCTAAAGATGAAAGAATTATAGAACTTTATAATCAATATCTCTCTGAGGATAATGATTCAATTGAAGTCTATAAACCTAGTAGTGGTGCTGTTAAACCGTCTGAAAAGATGGGATACATATCTTCAGTAGAAGATGCTCGCAAGAAACTTGAAGATCTCTTTAAAGGTCTTAAAGAAAGCTAGTTCCTATCTTCAACGGGGACAAACCTAGTCTACACATATTTTCATATCTTGTCAAGCCCCCAAATCTATGGTATAATAAGTAAATCATATATTGAATGAGTCCGATGCTATGCCCAAGAAGAAATCAGAACACTATGTAAATAATAAAGAATTATTAGAAGCACTGATTGTATATCGTACTAAGGTTGCTGCTGCTAAAGAAGCAGGTCTTCCTAAACCACGTATTACAAATTACTTGGGAGAGTGTTTTCTAAAGATTGCGACTCATTTATCATATAAACCAAATTTTGTTAATTATATGTTCCGTGAGGATATGATTTCTGATGGTATTGAAAATTGTGTGCAGTATATTCATAATTTCAATCCAGAGAAGTCTCAAAATCCTTTTGCTTATTTTACACAAATCATTCACTATGCATTTCTGAGAAGAATACAAAAAGAAAAGAAACAATTGGAAATTAAAACTAAAATTATCGAACGCACTGGTTTTGATGAAGTTATGACCGTTGATGATGGATTGCTTTCTGGTAGTAATTCAGACTACAACACGATGAAGGACAACATCCAATACAGAAACGGAAATCGATGACTCGTATCGCAGTTTTAACAGACACTCATTGGAGTGCCAGGAAAGCTTCTAGGCATCTTCATGACTACTTTGAACTTTTCTATAAGAATGTATTTTTTCCTACCTTAGAAAAGGAAGGAATTACTACAGTCATTCATATGGGAGATGCTTTTGATAATCGTAAGAGTATTGATTTTTGGGGACTTGATTGGACTCGTAGAGTTGTGTTGGATCCATTGTCAAAGTATGAGACACATATAATTGTTGGAAATCATGATATTTTTCTTCGCAATTCTACAGAAATAAATGCTCCAGAACTTTTGCTGAAAGATTATCCAAACATAAAAACTTATAGTTCTCCTCAAACTGCAAAAATTGGTGGTTTGGACATTATGATGGTGCCGTGGATTTGTAGTGAAAACTACGATGAAACTCTAGAACAAATTAAAAAATCCAAAGCAAAAATTGCTATGGGGCACTTAGAACTTCAAGGTTTTCGTGTGAATCGTAATTTGATTATGGAAGAACACGGAACAGATCCAAAAATTTTTGATAAATTTACTAAAGTATTTTCTGGGCACTATCACACTCGTTCCAATAACGGTAAGGTTTTTTATCTCGGTAATCCTTATGAAATGTACTGGACAGATGTGAATGACACACGCGGATTTCATATTTTTGATACAGAAACTTTAGAACATACTCCAATTAACAATCCCTATAAATTGTTCTATAACATTTATTATGAGGACACTCCATACCAGTTGTTTAATGCATCCGAGTATGAAAATAAAATTGTTAAGGTAATTGTTCGCAAAAAATCAAAACCAAAAGATTTTGAAAAGTTTATCGACAAACTTTATACTGCAGGTATTCAAGAACTCAAGATTGTTGAGAATTTTGACATTCAAGAAAGTGAAAATTTTGAGATTGATGAAGAAGAGAGTACTATTTCAATTTTGAATAGATATATTGATGAGGCAGAATTTAACCTTGATAAGAATGTAATCAAGGGGATATTCCAAGACCTTTACCAACAATCTTGCGAGGTAGAATAAATGTTTCTTCTTACTCTCAAAGATAGAAAAGACGATGGTGCATATGCCGTCCAAGATCAATATGGACATAAAGTTTTATTTCTCTTTGAAGAGGAAGATGATGCTACTCGCTATGCTTTGATGCTAGAAGACCAAGAAGAAACTGAAATGGACGTTGTTGAAGTTGACGACGACCTTGCAATAAAGACTTGTAAACTTTACAACTATAAGTATGCTGTGATCACTCCTGACGATATCGTAATTCCTCCTAAAAATGTTAGTATTTCACAAGATTAATAAACCTTTTAGAAACATAAAATATTATAAATAATTAGGTAATAAACCTTTTAGTATATTAATGTTTCATCTTCATCATATGCTCCCAAAGCACTCTTCTTATTTTGATTATCTTGGTGATTTTAAAGAAGATGAATATTATAAAATTTATTTAACTCCCGAAGGTCACGCAGATCAGCACGATATTTTATATAAAGTATTTGGAGATAAATTTGATAAAATTGCCTCCGATGGACTCAGGGGTCAAAAAAATATAAAACCACAAGTTTTTAGTGAAGCAGGTAAGAGAGGTGGGAAAGCAAAACCAGACTCTCTGGCAAAACAAAAAATGTCTGATAAAAAACTTGGAAAAAAATTGACCGAAGATCATAAGAAAAAAATAAGTGATGCTAATTTAGGTAAGAAAAAACCTATGAGTGAAGAGCATAAAGATAAAATTAGTCAAAGTTTAATTGGAAATACTAGAAGAAAGAATGGTAAAAAAACTTGGAAACCAGATGAAGATTATAAATCAAAAATGAGTGAGATAAAAAAAGGAAAGAAACCTCACGCATTTACGGAAGAGACACGCAGAAAAATGAGTGAAGCAGCAAAAAATAGAAAGAAAAAACTTGACAATAAGTAGTTTGCCTGATATGATGTCCTTATTAGATTTTGACTCTTGTGATTACATTTAAGAAAATCCGTTATAAGAATTTTTTAAGTTCTGGTAATCAATTCACAGAAATTGATTTCATTGCACATAAAACAAATTTAATTATTGGAACAAATGGAGCAGGAAAATCCACTTGTTTGGACGCTCTCACATTTGCCCTATTTAATAAAGCATTTCGCCGAATTAATAAAAATCAACTAGTCAACACTACTAATGAAAAGGACTGTCTTGTAGAAATTGAATTTTCTGTAAATAATCGTGATTATCTTGTTCGTCGTGGAATCAAACCAAATATTTTTGATATAGAAGTAAATGGTGTTCCTCTTCATAAAGAGGCAGATGACCGTGCTAATCAAAGAATTCTAGAAGAAAATATTCTGAAGGTTAATTACAAATCTTTTACACAAATCGTTATTCTGGGTAGTAGTACTTTTGTTCCTTTTATGCAGTTGACTACTGCAAATCGTAGAGAAGTGATTGAAGATCTTTTGGATATTCGTATTTTCTCTGCGATGAATAATCTGATTAAGGATAAG